GTTAGTTTATCAAGAGCAGCTTCATGAGAGTCAGCAGGAAAGGCATCCCCTGCCACATAATCAGTTGATTGCGTAGGCGATATCTTACGTTTAATGACAACTTTTTGGTCTGCGGCAGGTAGGGTATGGCCTGCTGAAGTATCAAATTTAACATGAGTCGCAGGGTTAGTCTGGTTTCCTGCACTATCAGTTAAATAGTAATGAGTCGTAAGTGTTTTTAAAACTTCTGTCGGAGGACTTTCTCCTACATCACGAATCCAGACATCAATATCCGCATTATCCGTAAATGTAATATTACCAATAGCGAATGACGATTGAGATCCGTTTGTATCATTACTTACTGCTACATCTTCATTACTTACTGTCATTGTTCTAACCCCATTCTTTGGCTGATTTTTTCATTAATCCTTTCAATCATATCATTTTGGAATTGTTTGTTGTTTGATTTAAACATTTCCCTACCAATTTTTTGGTATTTACTGACTACATTCCTAATAATTAAAGCTTTCATGTAATCGGACTCTTTTCTAAACCACTCTTTTTCTACTAAAATATTTAAATGCTCTTTCATCGGGCGCATAAACTTTTTTCCATTAGGGTTATATCCATTGGCATACCCAATCAATTCATTATACTGATCATTAGTCAAATTTATCGACGACCCACGAACAGTTATGCGCCTGTTTAACTTAGGTAAAGGAAGCTCTCTATCTTTAAATGCTGTAGTAGGTAAGTGAAGAGAAAGATCTCTAAGTTGTTTGTATATTGGTTCACTCTGCTTTTCTTTTATACGGCCTAAATTAGACATGACAGAAGAAAAACCACCAACCATTGAATTTATAAACGACTGGTCAACGGCATCACCAACCGCTTCTTTAGGAAGATTGTGGTAATAAACATCATCATTAAACATATTTTTTACCGAGGTAGTGCTTAAGAAAGGTACGTTTTTTCTAAAAGTGTTAACTATCGTATCTATATAAGCGACCCCATCTTTGTCGTACTCAAAAGTTCTTCCCATTTCAGGAGAAGCAAGCCTTTCCCCAAATCGGAAAAGTCCTGAAAAAGGAATACCTTTAGAAAACAAAGTTGATAGCCCTTTTGTAGTATCCATAAGAGCTTCTGCTGTTTTATGTTGGCTTGACCCCCACCTATGCAGCATCCCCATAGTTTCTGTTAAAACTTCCGGTGTGGCGAGTGAACCTACTGCAAACCCTGCATTCATTAAAAAGGGTATAGTGCTTTCTGCAAAAGAATCGTCGTCATCATTAAATTGTTTTGCCCCGGCATTGTACACATCTGCAACAAACGAAAGATATTTTCCAAAGGGGTCAGACATATTAAGGGGGATTGAAAAGCTACCAAAGTTAAAACTGTAAGGCTGTAACCCTGACTGCTGCCATTGGTATTTACCGTATGCATCGCTAGGTGCTGCCCCTGTTAGTATGTTATTTTTTACTAAAGCTACACCCATACCGGATATACCTAACCCAACGCCCATTTTTGCGATTGCTTTAGATTTTCGGTAGCCGCCTGCGCTTAGTTCTTCAGCGACATTATTATTAAGAGCAAAATACTTTCCTCCTAATTCACCTGTGCTTTTTCCAAAAATTTTTGAAGGAACTTTTATGTACCCCGGTAAATACTGTGTTAAATAATCAGCCATGTTTACTGATATTCTAGCAAAAGGAAAAAAGAATTTTAAAAGACGGTTTTCTTGAAGTGCCTTTGACAACTTATCAAACTGCATTTGACCAAAAGGTGTATTGACTTTAAACTGCTCGCCAGTGAAGTCACCATACTGTTTAGTTAAAGACATTTCTCTAGCAGAACTCATTGCTTCATCAAAATTATCAACATTGCTGTATTCGTTCTTTAGATCTCTAAAATAATTTTCTTGAAAATTCTTCTTGTACTCAGCTAGTTCTTTTGGTTCCATCCTAGCTAGAGCCTTGTTAACTTTTTGTTTTGCAAACAAGTTCATTTTTTTATGGACGGTCATTGATTTGAACACATCATCTGTAGCGTTTAGTAATCTTAAAGGAGAAGAATGAAACATTTCTTTAAAGAGTTTCTTTTTAGCTTCATCTTTTGAAACCATTATATTTGCATCTTCTAGAAAGGTTTCGTTAAAATAACTCTTAGCTAATTTATTATCTATATTATCGGTTCCAAAAGTTTTTAAATGGTTGTCGATAACTGACAATTCAGTTGTATTAAAACTTTTATACCCAACCCCAAACTTTTCACTACCGGGGTCTATCATAGACTTTCCAAGATAAAACGATTCAGAGAACAAGTCTTTTGCTGATTTTATTGTTCCGTTATCATTACGAATACCTGAGAAAAATTTAGAAGAATTAACTAAATCCATAGACGCTTGCATATTTTCGTCAAGCTGATTCATAATATTTAACACTTCTCTTTGTGTTTCTAAATCAAGATCTTCTATAGAATAATAAGAATTTTTATTTAAAATTTTTACTGCTGCATCTTCAAACGTGTCTATTAAATAATTGGTAGTTAACCCTACTGCGTTCTTTATAGCCGTAGTCGGACCCCATAACATATTGTTATAAGCGAATGTACTCAAGTTATGCATAACTTTATCTAATGTCTCACCCTTAGCTAATTTAGCTAAGGCTTGAACTTCGTTTAACTTACCGTTTTTCATTAACTTGACGACATCGTTAATCTTGTTTGCCATACGCTTAGCTTCTCCGGGGTCTGCCGTAAGAAGTTTGGCTATAAACTGTTGTTGAACATCATCAGACGCTACATCATTTAAATTAAATTTTTCAGAAGAAACTTGCTCAAAAGCTTTTTGACGAACATCTTTTCGGTAAAGTCTAAGAGAAGCCCCTATATCTGATCTTCGCTGCGCTACTCTTTGAGAAAGTTTTTGCATACCCTTGTAGTTTTCTATAAAATTTACGGTATAAGCTTGAAGTTTTTGTTTAGAATATTTAGACCCATCTGCCATTATCTCAGCCATTCTTTCAGAAACACGCCCTAAATTATCTAATCCTTGTTTTAAAATATACTGCTCAGTCATTACCACCTTAGGTAAAGCCATTAACTCTTCTTTTTCTAATTTTAATAAAGCTTGAGGATCTAGCCCGTAAGTTGAAGCAAAATCTCGAACTTCTTTTATAACTTGTGTGTCTGTCCCCTTCTTCACATCAAAGTTAAAATATTTTTTAGATGCTATATCGATATCTTTTTGAAGGACTTCATCATTTCTTACTACAGAAACAAGGTCATTTATATCGCTGTTGCTTTTGTTCATTAAAGATAAAAAGTTTGAGTCTTTTAAAATTTCACTGTTTGCATTTTTTGAAGTAATGTCCTTAAAAATATGTTTAAGGCTATTGTACGTTGTTAGGTCACTCTTCCTCATGTCGTCAAAAAAAGACGTAAACTCGTCCATCATGTCTACGTGTTCTTTCAACTTTGATTTAATTTTATTGTGGACTGGCTTTTTCTTTACTAACTCTCGTAAGTAACCTTTAGCTTCCTCAAAATCTCCGGTCTTTTTCCCTTTATTTATAGATTGTTTAAAAACCTTGGCTTCATTAACATCTGTAGTTAACTGGTTTATTTCATCCTTTAATTTAGATGCTTTCTTTTTGCCAGTCTTTGACTTAGACCCGGTGAGAGATTTTAGTTCTTCTTTCTTAGAATCAATTTGCTTTACCGCTTCATCTGCAAACTCATCAACCGCCCTCGCAGAATCATCAAGAGGGCCAAACTTTATGGTTAATGTCCCTGTTTCATCTTTTAAATATTCGCTAAATTCTCTGTAGTAATAGTCTACTTCTTTACTCACAAAATCATTAAACACATACTTTTTAAAAGCTTTGTCATCAAACTCAGCGCCTTCTCCAATGTGTTCAGAAAATCTTAACGCTACATCTGGATCATCGTTTAAATGTTTTACAACCGCAGCATCTCTTGTTGCTCTAGCTGCTGTTTTTATTTTTTTTACTCCTGCCGCAATCCCAGAAAAAGCCCCTACTTGAACAATCCCCTCAAGTGCGCCCTTTAACCTCGCTTCAAAAGCCGAATCGTCCTCGTCGATATGTAGCATCCTCAACATAAGAGGTACTTTTTGTTCTTCGTTTTTATCCCAAAATAAATTAAGAAAAGACCCGGTTTCTTTATTAGTTAAAATTGCATTGAGTGCCGCCTCAGAAGTTAATAAAGATGCGCCTTTAGCTAGTTTACTCATGCCTTGGGTAGCTTTTAAAACCATCGCACCTGTACCGACAGGTAAAACAAAATGACCCATAATTTCCCCGGCCATATGGGGAATGTCCATACCATTATAAGTGTACTCACCACTTGATTTAAAGGTGTCCTCAATTCGCTCAGAAAGCACATCATTAAAATCAGTTAATGCCTCAGGAGGCGCACTTATTTCTGCCCATCCGTCCTCTATTAATTGAGGAATTGCGGCTACAGTTTTTACAACAGATTTTCTAACACCATTAACAAAATCTAAGGTCATACCTGCGGCTTGCCCATATTGCTTTAAACCCGGTATATCCGTTTTTCCTAATTGAGAAGCTAATTTTAACCCTGTCCCAATAGGGTCTGCGACTGCACTCATCCCCTTTTGTACCGCCTCAACGGCATCAAATTCTTGAGGTTCCTCTTGGGGTATTTCTGCTGGAAGTTTTTTATTAATTCTGGAATTAACGTGATCAACAAATTCTTGTTTTTTAAAATTTAATTTTTCTGTAAGTTTCTTTTCTTCATAATCCGTAAAATTTTCGTAATATCTTAGCTGCTCATCAGCCGCAAACTGGCGTTCCCTCTCAGACAACATAAGGTCAACAAAATCCATAGCCTTTCGATCATTATTGACATTAATTTCATTATTATAATATCTGCTAGATTCTGTTAGTTCGTCGTCTATCATTTTTTATATCCAACTTTAGTTAGGGTTTCTCTGCTACCTTTTACGGTCCCATAGATTTCACTAGAAGCATCTTTTTCTAATGGCTGAAAATCCTTTAACAAAAGAATACCAATAGCAAATTCTTGTAATGATTTTCTATCTTCGTCAGATACAGAATTACCAAGCATTTTTCTGTAAGCTTGAAGCGACCTATAAGTTCCCTGAATCAAGGAATTCATTCTTTCCCCCGACTTCTCAGGATCTTCTTTTGTGTCAAAGCCTGTACGATGCCCTCTTTGAATTGCGTCTTTTAATTCGTTCCATTTTTGACTAAATGCTAAAGCAGTAGGAAATTTTGTTTTTCCCATCATGCCCTTACTGCCATACGCGGAATAGGCTGAAGCTCTTTCAAAAGCGGTGTCCGTTTTATACGCATCATTTAATATTTCAATTAAATTCCCATGGACAACTTCACGAGTAGCTATTTTTACTTCTGTTCCAATATACCTGTCACTAGATGGATCAAAGTTTAATTTACCTGAAGATAAATCTTGTATTACACTATAGTATCTATCTTGAACTTCTTTCTTCAATCGCATGTACTTAGAAAAAAGCCTTCCATGAGTGACCTGACTCTTTCCCCCCACCCCAGTTAAGGAAACATAGTTTGATAGACGATCATGAGAAGGCACACTTTCTGCCATACCCTTAGGATTGTCTAAAGCATCTAGCTGATCTAAAACGCTACCAAAAGCCCTACTGATAGATAAAAGTTTACTTTTATGTTTTGAAATATTTGATTTATGAAACCGTAAAAAAACTCTACCTAAACTATCTTGGTGTTCTACCTTAACATTATTTTTGGCCATAAAGTCTAAAACGCTTTTCGGGTCTCCCCAATCCGTTTTTACCCAATCCTCTTTTTTTACTAGTTCACTAAATTTATTCATAAAATGTCGGGTATTATCTCCATCGTTATGTTTTTTTCTAAGAATATCATACGCATTGTTCCTAAAAACATCTTCGTACTTGCTTCTCAAACCAGCTTTGTCTATAAGCTCTCTATACTCTTCAATATGTTTATTAAACTCTTCTTTGTTACCTTTAATAATCGCATCGCTAATAAGTGGGTATACCTGCTTCATGCCCGTTGTAGCTTCAAGATAATTTTTTTCTCTATCTAATTTTATATTTTTTAAACTTAACCCTTCACCTAAACTTAATTCTTTCTTTGCTAGTGTAAAGAAACTCTCTTCATCTATCTCTAAATCAGAAACCGTATTTAAAAAGCTAAAAGTAGGATTATTTTTTAAATTTTGTTCAAAAAGATCGTAATCTCGACGGCTTTTATTTTTACCTATCCAAGCGTTTAAAGTTTCTAACGATTCATCTAATGCCACGCCATTTTTAGCAGACATGCTTCTTATTTCTTTTAACGCTTTTTTCTGAAACTCTTTTTTTACATATTCTTCTTTTTGTTTCAAATAAAGAGTAGCCTCCTCGGATCGACTATATTCCGAGATCTCATCAACAGACAAAGGCCTACCTAATTTCATTTCTCGAACTTTTATAAGATCTTCTAAACTCGAATCTAGGTATTTTGATGCGATAGCCGTTATCTTTTCAGGACGATTAACCCCAACACTTTGCATGTCTGAAGTAAAATCCATATTGTTATTATCTTCCATTTGTTTAGCTAATTTAGGTAACTCAGTATTTACATAATTTTTATCAAACTCAATTTCATTTGAAAGAACAACATTTCTAAAACTCTCACCCCATTGCTCAAAAGACTCGCTTTGTTTTGCTTTTTGCATATGCTTCTCAGCTATACCATCCATCCAAGCTTTGTCTGCGCCTAAGGGTTTGTTTTTTAAATCTTCTCTAAAATCGTTAATATGTTTGTTTCTTTCTGATTTAGCGTCCTCATAATCTTTTTGTTGGTAGAACGCCAAAATAGCAGGTGCCATTTTATTGGCCATATTATCTAGAACTTTTGCTATCGCAGAATTTTCATAACTAGCTCTATTTGCTACCGGAGTTGATGGAACAACTTGACTTGATCTACCATCAAATCTTTTTCGCTGCTTTCTTCTTGGTATGTAGACCATTAGTTAACCTTCGTTATTTTCTTCTTACTAGTTAGCCTTCGTCCAGTGTAATAAGAAGTCGCTGCTCCTGAAAGACCGCCTACAAAAGTCAACGAATCTACGAGACCTCTCTGTGAGCTAATATGACCCATTTGATTTTTTATAGACTGCGACCTTAGATCACTCATAGTTCTAGCTTTTGCATATTCACGATATATTCTATCTTCTTCTTCAAGTGCATCTAACTGAGTGTTATTTAAAACATTCAATACGGAACCTGAAAGTTCAACGCCAGTTTTTGCAAACCCTACGGTCTGTAACCCCAACAATTCTTGAGTCTCTCTTCTAAACAAATCTATTTCTTCATCTCTTGCTTCGTTTAGATAGATTCTTTGTTGAACAAGTTGCTTTTCTTCATCTTCTAAGGCGGCTTGTTCTGCATCTAACTGAGCTTTCGTTGCTTGACCTTGCATGTATGACGACACAAGTGAAGAAACAGCCATTACTACTGGTACGGCAGGGTGGCTCATTGCTTAAACCTCACATATAAAAATTGATCTAGTCCAGTTTCACTATGTTTTTTCAATGTAGCCTCGTATTCAAAGCCTAAAGCTTTAGCCCATTTCTGCCCTTCTGGAAAATCTACATCGACCAAAATTTGCATTCTTTTAAAACTGGTTTTGTCTAGTAACTTATTTATCATACCTATAACGGCCCTATGAAAAGTTATATTGTACTTCTTAGAGAACACTATATCAGGTATAGCGTAAAGCTCACATAACCCTGCATGAAGAAACCTACACCCCAAAATCCCTAGTAAATGATTCTGCTTAAATACTGAAACAAAGATAAACTCTTTCATACCATAATTAGTAAGTATGCCTTCCTTGCTGTACTCACAGGCGTTTAAAAAGTCGATATGAGAAGGGGTAAAGTTTACTACTGCGCTAGTCATAAGTAATCCCCCGATGAACGATTGCTAACAAATTCATAGGGAACGGTTTCTCTTGTTGTACTATTACTTGAAAGAAACGCTCGTAATCACCCGGAAAGTCCAGATACTTGTCGCCAGTAAACAAAGGAAGATTATCGCCCATTCCATGACCTGCGGGTCTGAAAACAATTTCTTCAAGATTATCCTCGTTTGTAGCAATACCAAATTTTCCACCATACGTTCCTTGAAAACGCAATACAACAGAGTCATTTCTTTTTATACTTCCTTGAGCAGTACCGAACTGACCTCCGGCTTCTAGCTTCATAGTTTTTAACTTGCTTGTGTACTGATATCCAACGATTATTTCTGGAACCGCTCTATTTAATCTAAGCGAGTTTCCTTCGATACGAATAGGGCAGTCTATAAGGTGGAACTCATAGTAACCGCTTGTACCTCTAGAAGTTAATGTGATCTCAGTACCTGCGATTGCATTAGCATACGTTGTGGCAAGCTGAAAATAATTGTCATCTAACCGAATAACATAATAGGTGGTGTCAACAGAAGTCCCACCGATAGCCGCTGTAGAATAAGATTTGTAAGATATCGCTGACCCGGTTGTAAGATAATGGGGTATAACCGTTGAAGAAGAACCCGGAGCGACTAGGTTCATCTTGTCATCCGTCAGGTTTACATTGCCAAATAATATATTTAAAGGGCTAGGCATAAGTCCGGTAGTTGTGTGAAAACCTCCGGCCAAAACTTCTACAGTTTCTTTTTCTAAATGGGCAAGGTCTGTAAATATAAAGGCTTCCGTAGGCGTAATAGTGTGAGTACCTGAACCACCTGAAATGGTAAGATTAATATGATCAAAAGCATTCTTAGCAGAAGAAGCCAGATAAAGTTCATTCGCATCTTTTTTAATTAAATAATAATCGCCCACGCCAGTAGTTAAAGCCGCAGATGTAGCTGCATCTGTTGGAAGCGTTCCATCGGTCGATAGCGTGACCCTAGTTCCAGTTTCTAAATTATGGTCAGCCGTACATTGAGCAGCATTTGAAGAGACAGAACTGAACGTAGTTGTAACAGATGATATCTTTATTCTTTTAGCTGAATCAACAAACCATGCTTGATCTTCATCACTTGTCGAGTCGTTCTTTAGTTTAGTGTGGCTAAACTCTTCTCCGATCTTTTCTAAGTAATGTTTTACAGAACCGTTTATAGTCCTAGATATCGACAGATACAAGTCGTCAAAAGTCCCAGTAGAGTTAGGGATAACATTGATCGAGTTAATTTTAACATTTGTTCCACTAAAAACATGTTTATGCCAAGCTACGGTTTCAGTATCATTATCAAGCGTAAGCCCTATTAGAGCGTTTCTACTTGTAAGGCACCAAAGAATACCCGACGACGACTGATAAACAAACTGAATTATCTCGATACCTGCACTAGCATCGGTACTGTCACCGTCAAATAGATGACTAACAATATGTTCTGCACTGACTGAAAGGCTTCTAGATATATAAGAACCGTTGTCATTATTATACTTAAACTCTCTTAGACGTTTCCCATCCCTAGATAAAAAGATAGTAGACTGCCCTACCTTTCTAATCTGAACCGGAGAAGATCCGTCACTAGTTTGCGATTTAATAAGAGGAGGAGTTATTGCTGAGATAGCGTTTTCACCACCTGTTAAAATATACTCCGTTCCTACTGTCCCCACTTCTAAATGATTATGTGGTGACATCCAAGTTATCTCATTAACCTCTTGAGAGGCAATAGTAAATTGATACGGATCTGTCGCAACAGCACTACCTTTAAAATCGCCTATATTAGTATTATAGCTATGGTCAGATAATCTTTCCTCTAAGAAGTGAAAAAAGTTTCCTGTCATTGATCCATAGAGAGTATCAGGAGCAAGAATAGTACCGCCATAGATAAGTCTTTGTTCAAAAATCGAAACAGTACGAGGATAACCCCGGTAGTTATTAAAGCTGCTTTCATGCCAGTTATCCGAATCAAAATTGTGCGTACCAGAAGCAGTTCCTACATCCGTAGCCGTAACAGTAGAAACAAATTTAGGTGTGATCGTTATGTTACTGATATTTGTAACAGAAAGAACATCTCCTGCTCTAGCTCTAGCTAATGTCGTAGCAAGTTTAATATCGTCAGCACCTACTCGAATTATATAATAGTCAGTGTTTAGTGCTAACTCGGTTGGAAGCGTCCCTGAAACCCGAACAATGTCCCCTGTATTTAATCCATGGGCAGAAGAGTTCATTTGGCTAGTAACAAAATTTCCTGTAAACGCAACAGGTATACCGTTATAATTAATTCTAAAGCATTCGTCCTCGGTGCCAGAAGAATTAGTTATTATAAAATGCGCCCCATGATGCCCTGATGTAGAGTCTGCGCTAAAAAAAGGAACGTGGGTACTACCGCCTGAAGTGGTTCTCATAGATAAGGCAACACTAGAACCTGACCCACTTCCTACTGTAATATGCTTACCCGAATCAGTATTCGCTGTTAGGTAAGGCGTATACAAAGATTTCTTAGAATCGGTCGTCCAAAAATATTCTTCAATATTAGAAATATAAAATTTATCAAGTTCTGTTCTAGCGATAACTAAAGGTTTCATTCTTCCAGTGTTATGGGTAACAAAAAGAAGATCCGCACTCTGAGCGTAATTAAAACCATTAACATCCGTAGTGATATTTTCTAATCCTCGACCGACAGAAAGGATATCGGATGTTTGCCCTGATATCGTGATATCTTGGTAAGCAGCGTATGAACCGGGATCGTCCAAAGTTGTCGTAAGGTTAACTGCGGTTCCTGAAGAGTTATACGCTTTTATTCTTAAGATAGTCCCCGACGATCTTATTTCAATCGCAAGGTTATAGGCTTCTTTTTTACTAAATACAAAAGGAATAAGACCAACATAACTGGCCGTATCTGATGGCGCTAAATCTGATATATACCTAGACCCCATTCTTCTAGCTACACCACCCTGACGAAACGTAATAAAGTTCTGTAAAGTATCAACGCCCGACTGATACTCTTCAAGGTCGGTTCGTCCATCTAACCTTGGATGGAGTTCACCGCTAGTAAAGCTATTTTGAACGTGCCTATATTTCATAGTCTGGCCTCAATAAAGCTATCGTCAGTTAGATCCGGTGCTGTACCTTCTTGAGCGTCTATACTTCTAGCTAGTGCCATATGCTTTTCATACTCTACTAATAGATTCTGAGATAACGTAGATGACTGAACTAAACTATAAGCAAGGTCAGCAGCTAACCTTAAAGCCAAAGCTTCTACAAACAAACTATCGTATTCAGCAGGAGCAGTTACTCTTTTTAGATATCTAGCTTTAATCGTTGCGCTATCACTAAGAACTTTATTGCCTTCTTGCTTCCACTCAATCGTACTGTCATGAAGATCCAATATCCTCAAACAGTCAGAAGGAATCGAATACTCGTAAGTGTATCCAAAAGCAGGGGTAGAACTTAGTTGTGTAAACTCTGCTCTTGTAATAGCAAAGTTCCATGGATGGCTTCGTAAAACCTCATCTCTAACTTTACTATATTGTTCATTACATAACTGCGCACGACGATTTGTTTCTGTTAGAGAGTTAATTCTATCAGCACCAATCTTGATAAGCGCACTATTACTAATTGAAGTTTCAGTTGTCGTTAGAGACATAAATCACCTTTAAAAAAGAAAGGGGCCGAAGCCCCTATCATTAATCCATTACATAAATAAGCATAAGCTCAATATCGCCAGAAGCAACGTCAGAAGTACCGCCACCGGGGATAATTTGAACTTCACACTCGGCTGTAAATTTTTTCATGTGACCGGGCACATGAGCAGCATTAGCTACCATACCTTTACAACCAGCAGCACTGATGTCAAGAGCATCAAAGAAGCCATTGTCATCAGCAGATTCAACAGCGTCAGAAGAAGCTGCCCAACCAATGTCCATTCTTGCATCAGTGTTACCTGTATC